GCGATTCTTCGCTATATCGTGAAGATTCGGAAAAAGATATTGTCATGGATTGGGCCTAAGCCACCATGCCTGGATCGAATCCAAGGCAGGTTTGGACCTGGAGCCACTTATTCAGACAGGGGCCGATTGACCACGGTGCCTGATAAAATGAGTTCGAAGCCCACACTAACAGGTGGTGCGTTCTGGTATATTCTACCTTATCTTCAGACGAAGTGGGGTAGAGTGAGCCAGGCGAATCACCGAGAGATCAGTCAAGTACGTGGAAATCGTTTCACGATCGTTCCGAAAACCGCTTTGACTGGAAGACCTATTGCCATTGAACCGGAAATAAATATCTTCTATCAACTTGGTCTAGGGACATCCCTCCGTCGTCGCCTTCAGAAAGCGACTGGTTGGGATCTTGATTACGCGTCAGACATCCATCGAAATCTCGTTCGCGAGAACTCGATTTCTGGAAAATTCTCGACGATAGATCTCTCTTCTGCTAGCGATACCGTGTGTTACGAGTTGGTTAGGCTCGTAATGCCGTCCGCCTGGTTCGAGGAGCTTAATGCTCTTCGTTCTCCTTTCACTTTGATTGGAAAGAGGTGGGTCAAGCTCGAGAAATTCTCGAGCATGGGTAACGGTTATACTTTCGAGCTAGAAACTCTGATTTTTGCCGCTATTCTTTCAACTTTGTTGGAAGAGGAAGGAGCTTCAGGAGCACTAGGAAAAGGTCTGTTCGTCTTCGGTGACGACATTATCTTACCAACTGCGCATGCAAGATCTGCTATAACTGTTCTTAAGTTCTTCGGTTTCTCGGTTAACACCGAGAAAACATTCCTCGATGATTCGCACTTTCGTGAATCCTGCGGCGCCGATTTCTTTTCAGGAGTCGACGTCCGTCCGGTTTATTTGAAAGATGCGATCGATGAACCCGCCGAACTTGTACCATGGATAAACTCGGTTCGCTCTCTCTACAAGAAGCTCGAAGGCTTCGGACAGACCTTTTCATACAACGGATGGCATTGTCTATTAGACACTCTACCCGCTGATTTGAAGGCTTGCCGTGGCCCGGAGCGTCTTGGTGACGTCGTTTTACATGATGTCGAAGAGAATTGGCGATTCAAGTGGAAACATGGCATTAGGTACTTTCGAGCGATCATTGCCACCCCAAAGAAACTTCCTTGGGAGCATTGGTCGCCTGATGTTGTACTAGCTAGTGCAGTCTATGGAGTTGGGGACGGGAAACCGCACCCATTTACGGGAGGTAGCGTTGGCATTACGCCACGTAATCCTTTCATAAAGTTTAGACTGTCGTGGGCGCCTTGCTCGTGAGAGCGAGGTTCTTAGGGTAACAAACCTTT